ACGTAAGCGTCGAGCCAATGGTCAAGCGGGCGGATCCTGAATGCGAGCTGCTCGAAGAGATCGCGAGCTTTGTGCACGACCCGCTCGGGTTTGTGCTGTTCGCGTTTCCGTGGGGCACCGGCGAGCTCGTGAAGTTCGATGGGCCGGACGAGTGGCAGATCGAGATCCTCACGCAGCTCGGCGATGGGCTGATCACGCTGCAGGAAGCGATTCAGATCGCGATCGCATCGGGCCACGGGATCGGCAAATCGGCGTTCGTGGCCTGGCTGATCTTGTGGGCGATCTGCACGCGCGAGGACACGCGCGGCGTCGTGACGGCGAACACCGACACGCAGCTGCGCACGAAGACCTGGCCGGAGCTGATGAAGTGGCACCGGCTCTGCATCTGCGGGCACTGGTTCGAGGTCACGGCGACCGCGATCTTCTCGAAGCAGCCGCAGCACGAAAAGACGTGGCGCATCGACGCCGTGCCCTGGTCGGAGACGAACACGGAAGCGTTCGCCGGCCTGCACAACCAGGGCAACCGGATCTTGCTCGTGTTCGACGAGGGCTCGGCGATCGCCGACAAGATTTGGGAAGTGGCCGAGGGCGCGCTGACCGACGAGGACACCGAGATCATCTGGTTCGTCGCCGGCAACCCGACGCGGAACACCGGGCGGTTCCGCGAGTGTTTCGGGCGGTTCAAGCACCGGTGGATTCACAAGCAGATTGATTCGCGGACCTGCCGCATGACGAACAAGCGGCAAATCGCGAAGTGGGTAGCGGACCACGGCGAAGACAGCGACTTCGTCCGTGTGCGTGTCAGGGGCATGTTTCCGAGGGCGGGATCGATGCAGTTCATTTCGAGCGAAGCGGTGCAGGAAGCGATGAAGCGCGAGGCCGTCGCGCATCTGCACGATCCGCTCGTGATGGGCGTCGACGTCGCGCGGTTCGGCGATGACCAGTCCGTCATCTACTTCCGCAAGGGCCGCGACGGCCGCACGCACGCGCCGATTCCACTGCGCGGCCTGGACACGATGGCGCTCGCCGCGCGCGTCGCGCTCGAGTTCGACAAGTTCCACGCGGACGGTCTGTTCGTGGACGAGACGGGCATCGGCGCGGGCGTGGTCGATCGGCTGCGCCAGCTCGGCTATCCGGTGATCGGTGTGCACTTCGGCGCGAAGCCGGACCGCGCGATGCCGGGCGGCGACCAGAACGCGTACTTCAACAAGCGCGCGGAGATGTGGGGCGAGATGCGCGAGTGGTTGAAGGGCGGCGCTATCCCGAACGACATCGAGCTCGAGCAGGAGCTGACGGGCCCGGAATACACGTTCCGGCTGCTCGATGGTCGCGACGCGATCCTGCTCGAGTCGAAGGAAAACATGAAGAAGCGCGGGCTTGCGTCGCCGGACATCGCCGATGCGCTCGCGCTGACGTTCGCGTATCCGGTGATGCCGCGCGTCGACGCAGGCCGCGGCGGCCGTGGATCGCCTGGTCGGCGTGGCGAGGCTGCGACTGACTACGACCCGTACGCGGAGGCGCACGCGACCGGCGCCGCGCAGACGGATTACGACCCGTACAACTGAGGAGGAAGCGATGGGTTTCGGTGGAGATATTCCGGCGCCGGCAGCGGCGCCACTCGCGCCCCCGCCGGCGCCGACAGCGCAGTCGCCGAGCGGCGCGCAGGCGGCGAAGTCGGCCGCGCAGCGCGCCGAGTCGGCGGCCGGCGCGGCGAGCACGATCATCACGGGCCCGGCAGGCCTCACGCAGCCGGCGAGCACCACGAACAAACCGCTGCTTGGGAGCTGACATGAGCGCAACGGACAACGAGATCGAGCGCGAGCTGCGCGCTAAAGGCAAGACGGCGCCGCGCCTCACGCCGGCTGACATCGAGGCGGCGATCGTTGGCGAGCACTACTTCACCGCGGGCGATGGCGTCGGGTTGGGTTCGGACCGAGGCGTGGGTGCGCATCCGCTCGACCTTCTTACGTTCTGCGTGCTCGTGCTGCGCAATGGCTTCACCGTGACCGGCGAAAGCGCGTGCGTGAGCCCCGAGAACTTCGACGCGGAGATCGGCCGGAAGGTGGCGCGCGCGAAGGCGATCGAAAAGATCTGGCCGCTCGAGGGCTACCTGTTGAAGCAGCGCATGCACAACGCTTCCACTCGGCCGAATCCGGCAAACGGAGCGCCTCGTCCCGTCGGGCATAACCCGGTCGGCTGACCGGAGAGTGGCCGACCAACCGAATCCGGGCGGAGACTGCGGCCCCGGCCGTCGAACGCTGCTACATACCGTCAGTACGGGTTGCCGCCTGGACCAACTAGGAGAGTGAGATGTCCCTGAAAGAGAAGTTCGCGGAACTGAAGCACGTTGTCGCAAACGCGTTGCACTACGCCGATCCGACCGCGCTGATCGAGAAGGCGACCCAGGCACTGATCGAATCGCTGGTCGATACGGTGCATGCGCTCCAGGAACGCGTCGAGGTGCTCGAGCAGAAGCTCGCGGATGCGATCGCCGCGAATGACACGCCGGCGGTCGTGCAGTCGGGGGAGTCTGTCCAGTTTGCGGCGACGGCCGCGAGTGCGACGGCGGCCGCTGGTGCATCCGCGACGAGCCAAGCGAGCAACTCGGCCCTTGGCACTGACGCGCCGGCGGTCGCGCAAGTGGGGGAGTCTGCCCCCGAACCGGCGGCCGCCTCCCTTGCGGAATCCCAATCCGAACCGGCCCCGGGCGCTTCGAGTGCCTCCCCTGCGGTCGTATCTGGCGCTGACGCGCCGGCCGCGTAACGCAACCGCAACGAGGAGCCACGCGCATGGGTGCGACGCCGCGAATCCTGTCCTTCATGCTGACGCCGGCCGAGATCGTGCGGCTGCGTCAGCACGTCGACCAGCGCCTCGTCGGCCTGCGCGTGGACCGATATTCGTGGTGGCAGCACTGGCGCGAGATCGCTGATTACCTGCTCCCGCGCCGGTACAACTGGCTGGTCACCCCGAACAAGACGAACCGCGGCAGCCCGATCAACCAGCGGATCATCGACAGCACCGCGACGAAGGCCTGGCGCACGCTGTCCGCCGGCATGATGTCCGGCATGACGTCGCCGGGCCGCCCGTGGTTCAGGCTGACGCTCGAGGACCAGGACCTCGCCGAAGCCCCGGGCGTGAAGCTCTGGCTCGACCAGTGCACGAAGCGCATGGAGCGCGTGTTCGCGTCGTCGAACTTCTACAACGGCATGGCGACGCTGCACGGCGACATCGGCGCGTTCGGTACCGCGCCGATGATCCTGTACGAAGACTTCCAGGAAGTCATCCGCGCGTATAACCCGTGCGCCGGCGAGTACTACCTCGCGATCGGCCCGCGCGGCAACGTCGACACGTTCTATCGCGAGTTCGTCTACACGACGTACCAGTGCGCGAAGGAATTCGGCGTCGAGAACTGCTCGCCGACCGTGCAGCAGGCGATCATCACCGGCGGTGCCGCGCTGACGAAGGAACTGGTCATCGGCCACGCGATCGAGCCGAACGAGGATCTCGTGCCCGGCGCGCTCGGCGTGCGCGGCGCCGCGTTCCGCGAGATCTACTGGGAGATCGGCTCGTCGGAGAAGGACCTGCTGCGCGTGCGCGGTTTCCCCGAATGTCCGTTCATCGCGCCGCGGTGGGACGTGTCGGGCAATGACGCGTACGGCCGCTCGCCGGCGATGGACGCGCTCGGCGACATCAAGCAGCTGCAGGTCGAGCAGAAGCGCAAGGCGCAGGCGATCGACAAGCTGGTCAACCCGCCGATGGTCGGCGACGTGCAGCTGAAGAACCAGCCCGCATCGCTGCTGCCTGGCGGCGTCACGTACGTGAACATGAACGGCAACAACGTCGGCTTCAAACCGGCGTACGAGATCAACCCGCAGCTGCAGCACATGCTTGCCGACATCGAGGACGTCCGCAAGCGCATCGGCGACACGTTCTTCGCCGACCTGTTCCTGATGATCAGCCAGCTCGATACCGTGCGCACGGCGACCGAGATCGACGCGCGCCGCGAGGAAAAGCTGATCCAGCTCGGCCCGGTGATCGAGCGCTTCGACAACGAGGCGCTCGATCCGGCCGTCGACCGCACGTTCTCCGTCATGCTGCGCCGCGGCCTGCTGCCGCCGATCCCGGACGCGCTGCGCGGCCAGCACATCCACGCCGAGTACATCTCGATGCTGAGCGAGGCGCAGAAGGCTGCTGCGACTGCCAGCGTCGAGCGTTTCGCTCAGTTCGTCGGGAACATCGCCGGCGCGGTACCGGGCGCCCTCGATAACGTCGATTGGGACGAGATGATCGACGAGTACGCCGAGATGCTTGGTGTCTCGCCGAAGGTCGTCGTGCCGCTCGCGAAGGTCATGCAGATCCGCGCGCAGCGCGCGAAGCAGCAGCAGGCCGCTCAGCAGGCGCAGAACGCGATGGCGGCTGTGCAGGGCGCGCAAGTGCTTTCGAACACCGACGTCGGCGGCGGCGTCAACGCGCTGTCGAAGCTGGTCGGAAATGGTTGACCGACGGTGGTCCTGGTCGGGCGGCAGCTGCGCGCGCTTCGGCGCATCGCGATCGGCAGGACGCTGTTCGTCGACGGCCGCACGGCGCTCGAGCTGGTCGGCCGCGGATTTGCGCGGCGCGCGGAGCCGGGCGCATTGGTCGATTGGGAGCTGACAGACGCGGGTCGCCGCGCGCTGGACGCATACGAGACAGGAGAGAGGGATGCCGGACATACCGATGACGTTGCCGCCCGCCGTGGCGCAGGCCGCAGCTCAGCAGGCGCAGCCCAATCTCGCCGACGCCGCAAAGCAGGCCGCCGGCAAAAAGAAGAAGGGCGCGGCGGCTAAATCCGCCGCGCAGGTGCTTTACCCGCAGCTGCCGTCCGGCCAGGACGTCGGCAGCAATCTTTGACGCAACGGAGGAAACGCATGCCGGAACAAGCAGCAGCCGCCCACACCGACCAGATCGGGTGGCTGATCGAAATGAGCGACGCGGGAGCGCGCTCGTACTTCTCGCTGAGCGAGGGCCGAGCGCTCGGCCGCCCGAACGGCGCCTGGACGCCGGACCGCGACCTCGCGCTGCGATTCGCGCGCAAGCAGGACGGCAACGAGTACGTCCGCTCGCTGCTGCGTACCGAGGCGCCCCACCTGACTGTCGTTCCGTTTGCGCGAGGTGGCGCATGAGGAAGATCCACCTCCCATACGAGGGATCCTTTGCCGAGCAGAAGCCGGCGCGCGTGGCCGTCTGCGTGCCGTCGAACGACATGGTGCACGCCGACTTCGCGATGTGCCTCGCCGCGCTCGCGTTCTCCACGCGCAATCCGATCGCGCTGCTGAACACGAAGGGCTCGCTCGTCGTCACGAACCGGAACACGCTCGTCGAGCAGGCCGCCGAGCTCGACTGCGAGTGGCTGCTGTTCCTCGACTCGGATCTGCTGTTTCCGCGCGACAC